GCAGACCCATCTGCTCCTAATGCTTTCGTAGAAGGTATTATGGAGGGAAAAGAGTGGGTTTGGAACAATGGAGCATTACTTGAGGCAGAGGTTGCGGAAATTAGAAAACGAATTGACGTAGGAAAACGTCAAAAGGTGGCAAATATCGAAGCTTTAGAGTTTGCCAACTTCCTCAAAAAACTGTAATTTATAAATATTAACAAACTTTAACAAGGAGAAATCCCAATGGCGGATAACAACGAATTAGATAAAACCATTGAAGAACTTGAAGCTGAAGTTTTGGCAGAACTAGAAGAAGCAAACGGCCCAAAAGCCGGTGCGGTTCCTGCCGAAAAAGATGACAAGTCCAATGAAGCTGATGATCTTGGAGGCGCCGATGGCGATGAAAAAGACACAGATAAGGATCGGGAAATCGGTAAGAAAGCTGCTTCCGCGGCGAAAAAGGCCAGTGACCCAAAAGCAAAATCTTCTGATGCTTCTGCAAAAATGGAAGCAAAAAAGGTAAAAGAAGAAGATGACGATGAAGAAAAAGAAGATGAAGAAGAGGATGAAGAAGAAGTATCCAAGGAGAAAATGGATGAGTCTACTTTGAAAACCAAATCTCAGCATCTTGAATATTTTGGTAAAATGAAAGCTTCCGAAGTTAAGGAAATGCTTGCAGCATATCAGACTAGTCTTGCAGAAGCCGATGAGGAAGATGAAGACGATGAAGAGGAAGATATGGAAGAAGCACTTAAGCAGGAAACAGCGGTAGAGAAAACCATTAAAGAGATTGACGTTGGAGAAGATGTTGATGCTCTTATGAACGGTGAAGATAATCTCTCCGAAGAATTTAAGACAAAAGCTGCTACAATTTTTGAAGCTGCGGTTAAGTCTAAAGTTCGTACCGAAGCTCATCGTATCTACGAAGAAATACGTGCCGAGAAAGATTCCGAAATGGAAACTATCAAGGAAGAACTAACAACTCAAGTTGATACATATCTCAACTATGTTGTCGAAGAGTGGACTAAAGAGAATGAACTTGCAATTGAGCGTGGTCTTAAAGGCGAAATTGCAGAAGATTTCATTGGTGGTCTAAAGCAACTCTTTGAAGATCACTACATTGATGTTCCAGATGAAAAGTATGATGTTCTGGAAGCACAATCTGAAAAAATTACTGAGTTGGAAGATAAACTCAATGAAGAAATTCAGAAAAATGTAGAAATTAAAGAAACTAATTCTCAAATGAGTCGTGAAGCTGTTATCATCGAATCTGCTAAAGATTTGGCTGATACAGAAGTAGAAAAGTTCAAAGAACTTACTTCTGAGGTTGAGTTCACTAGTGAAGATAGTTTCCGTGACAAAATTAACACGTTAAAGGAGAGTTACTTTCCTAAGACGAACCCCGCTTCTTCTCAAGATGAAGAAGAGGAAACTGGCCTTGCACAGGACATTGAAATAAGTTCCGATATGGAAAAATATATGACTGCTATCGGTAACTTAAAGTAATTAGTGCATTAAAATTAACAACTTTATAAATAGATGTTATAAAGAATAAATAAAAGGAGAAACTAATGTTTCAATCAGAACATCTACAAGAAAAGTGGAAGCCAGTCCTAGAGCATCCTGATCTTCCAGAGATCAGCGATCCTTATCGCAGGGCAGTAACTTCTCTTGTTCTTGAAAACCAAGAAAAAGCAATGGCGGAAGATCGTGCGTTCCTTGGTGAGGCCGCGCCTCAAAACAATACAGCCAACGCTTCCAATTGGGATCCGATTTTGATCTCTCTCATTCGTCGGGCAATGCCTCAGTTGATTGCTTATGACGTTTGTGGTGTTCAACCTATGTCGGGCCCAACTGGTCTTATCTTTGCCATGAAGGCACGTTATGATGATAACGCTACTTCTGGTAGTGCAACGGAGGCTCTCTTTGATGAAGCTGATACCGCATATGCTGTATCTTCTGACGATGGAGATTCTACGTCTACTCTCGGCAACCATACGGACGCTACTCGTACAGGTGCTGTTGCATTGTCTGCTCAGGCTGGTAGTGCTGTTCTTAACGATATGTCATCCTACACAACTGGTACTGGTCGTACGGCTGCTGCTGGTGAAGCTTTGGGTGATGCTTCTAGTAACGGTTTCCAAGAAATGTCGTTCACCATCGACAAAGTTTCGGTTACTGCATTGACACGTGCTTTGCGGGCTGACTACACGATGGAACTTGCTCAAGACCTTAAAGCTATCCACGGTTTGGATGCTGAAACGGAATTAGCAAACATTCTTTCGACAGAACTTCTTGCTGAAATCAACCGTGAAGTTGTTCGTAGTATCTACGTATCTGCTAAGCCAGGTGCTCAGATTAATACAACAACGGCTGGTATCTTTGATCTTGACACAGACTCTAACGGACGTTGGAGTGTTGAGAAGTTCAAAGGTCTGATGTATGCTATCGAGCGTGATGCTAATGCTATCGGTCAGCAAACACGCCGTGGTAAGGGTAACGTAATCATCACTTCTGCTGATGTTGCTTCTGCTCTCTCCATGACAGGTATGCTTGACATGGGTGGCGCCGGTGGCGCTCAATCCTTGAGTGTTGATGATACTCAATCAACATTTGCTGGTACTTTGATGGGTCGTTATAAAGTGTATATTGATCCGTATTCCAACAACGTAAATGCTAATCAGTTTTATGTTGTCGGTTACAAAGGTTCTAACGCATATGATGCCGGTATGTTCTACTGCCCATACGTTCCTCTTCAAATGGTTCGTGCGGTTGGTGAGCATTCGTTCCAACCAAAAATCGGGTTTAAAACTCGTTATGGTATGGTTCAAAACCCATTTGCTTCTACGACAGCTGATGGTGGTTTCGACATGACCAATCCTGGCGCTGGCGATCTTAACTGCTACTATCGCCGTGTTCAAGTTACAAACATTATGTAATCATAATAAGAAACTTGAAGATAAACTTAGAGGGTGCTTCGGCACCCTCTTTTTTTTCCTAAATAATAGTGTAATTAAGGGGAAAGGAAATGGTCGCAGAAATATTGGCAGGAATAGCCCTAGCAAAATCAGCGGTTAGCGGTATTAAGAGTATGATTGATACGGCAAATGATGTTGGTGATATAGCTCATCATATAGACAATCTTTTTAAGAGTCGTGACCAAGTTAAAAGAGACATAAACAAAAATCAAAACGCAAAAAAACCTAAAAGTAAAATGCGTGCTATGTTCAATAAAACAATGAAAGAGGATGAGGACGATGATCTAAGTGTTGGTGCTGTAGCTACTATGGTGCTAGAGCAGAAGAAAATGGATCGTGAGATTATGAACCTTGGCATCAGAATTGATAATAAATTTGGCGAGGGAACGTGGACTGAGATTCTAGAAACAAGAAAGAAGATGATTGAGGAACATAACAAACAAGCAAAAATTCAAAAAGAAATAGATAAACAACACGATATAGAGGTTCACGATTTTTGGATAAAAGTTTGGACATGGACATGGCAGATAACATTTGTTTTTGTATGTGTTATAGGAATGTGGTGGTGGTTATCTTACGCCAGTAAAGGGAAATTACCGTTCCTATGGTAAGGTATAAATAGTAATATGGCAACAATAGGATCAATCCAAAGACAACCTACTAAGTTGGATCATTTAAGTCCAACACAGTTTAGATTTGTAATTAACCAACTTCCAAAAGTTGAGTTTTTTAATATTACTGCTAGCATACCAGCAATAAATTTAGGAGAAGCTATTTTTCCTACTCCATATAAGGATATTCCTGTTATGGGTGACACACTTACTTATGATAATTTAAGTATAAGTTTTATTGTTGATGAGTATTTAGAAAATTATATGTCAGTACACGAATGGTTAACTGCGATTGGTTTTCCAAAAAGTAGAACTCAGTTTAGTTCATTTAGAAGTAATATATCAGCTACTCCAATTGCAACCCAAGGGATTAGCACTGACATTGGTGATGTTGCAGCATCAACAAGTTCAAGAGGAATGTTTTCTGACTTAACACTTACTATTCTTAGTAATAAAAATAATCCTATAGTAGAAGTTAGATTTGAAGATGCTTATCCTGTAGCACTTAGTGCTTTAGATTTTAGTCAACAAAATACAGATGTAGAGTATATAACTGCTACTATAGATTTTAGTTATAAAATTTATGAGATAGTGACTTTACCATAAGTATAAATAAAAAAGAGCAGAGATTTGATAGACTTTAACAAATATCAAATCTTTAGACTTAAATTCTGGTGACAACTCGGCAGCCTCATCA